CTTAACTATTGATTACTCATCGCAAGGTATTTCGAATACCTTTTCTTCCTCCATTCTCACAGCACCAAGTGCCATAGAGTAATAGACTTGAGTAGCGTAAGACTTGTCATCTCTTTCAGAGATTTTAGCCTTAACATCTGAACCCATAGCAAGTTTAACAGCATCCTCTGTGAACGCATAACATAGTCTGTCATCCGTGTTAGCCACAGCAAGTCTGTTAGACATAATAAATTCAAATCCTAAGAATGAATTTATATCGCCTTGAGCCAAAGCCTTAACTGTATTGAAGTCAGCAGATTTAATTTCTGTTGTACTTAATAAGTCTTGGATTTGTTTTGCACCACAAACGATATATCTTTTTATGCTTGGATCTACATTGCCAGCATCGAAAAAATGCTTAGCTGCAAGTAGTTTAGCCAAAGTCATACCATCTGATTGCGCACCAGTTGCGAATTTAGATGTGCTAGGAAGAGCTTGGTTAGTTCCACCAGATACACCCGTTTGTGCTTGACCGCCTATAGCTGCAATAATTACATCATCGATTGATCTATTCATTGCTGCCGCAGCTGCTTTTGCATACGAGCTTGTTGGATCTACAAGCATTCTAACTTTATCTAAGTCGTCAATTAAGTCAGCCCATTCATAGTCTGCTAAGCCTACTCTTCGTCTTGAGTGAGGAGTATTTACTTGAGGTGTTGCCCCGTGTCTAGTTGATCTTACGACAGCTGCAGTCACTCCGATTTGATCGAAAAATGCGTGCTTGCCCCGTATAGTTTCAACATCCACAGCACCTCTTAACTTAGATCCCATTTGTTGAGCTAACATAGAAACATTTGAAGAGTATTGCTCTACAAATGCTGTAGTAATTTGAGTACTCATATGAGAACCCTCCTATTGTTAGTTGTTTATGTTTAATCGGATGATTATCCTTACGGGTCGCTCCTCGATTTAAGATCTCCTGGATCCTAGTCTATTCCTAGTGGCAACTTGGGTCTTTCGATTATCCAAATATTATTTAAGCATTACAAAAAAATAATAATTCTGTAAAGTTAAATTCTATTCCTCTGCTCCGTGTTTCTGTTCAAATAAAGATTGTACTTCTTCAACAGCTGCAGCGTGTCCAGGATGATTTTTATCCCAATACGCTGAACCTGGAGCTTGTAAAGTCGCTATTTCTTTATCAATTTGTTTAGGTGTCATTATTGTTGGTCCAGATGATTGAACAATATTATCTTCTCCCATCTTACCAGCTAATGTTGCAAACGCTTTTATAACTGCTGGATGATCTCCTAATTTACTTCCGTCTGCTAAATTAGTATCCATAAAACCTTTTGGAAAAACATCAGCTACAACATTATTAGCTTGTTGTAATTTTTGATCGTATGCTTGTCCCCATTCAGTTTTAAGTTCAGTTATGGCTTTTTCTCTTTGAGATGTAGCAATACTATCTGCTTGCGCTAACTCATTGCCAATCATTTCATTATAAAATTTTACCATCCCGTCAGCTTGTCCAGGTAATAAACCTAGCTTATGTGCTTGAGTAGAAAAATTTTTTAATGCTGCCTCATCTACCTTTTGATCTTCTGGTAAATTAAACTTATATTCTTCTGCAGTTTTTGGTCTGCCTAATTTTTCATAAACAGCTTTCCAATCATCTTCGGTTGCAAATTTGTTAGGTACTTGAATTTTATCAGCACCTACCATTCTTTGCGCATGAACATAACTTTTAGCAAGACTTTCAATATCATTAATATTTTCTAATGATTTGTCTGCTCTTATTTCATCAGAAAGATTTGCTTTCCAATCTGTACTTACTTCTGGAGTATTATTTGTAGGATCTCCAGACAGTTGGCTTGGTTGCTCAACTGCTACCTCTTGATTTTCGCTAGACATTTTTATTTCTCCTTTTTGTTTAGCATATTATTTATAAACAAGACCGCTGATCTTGCTCCCTCTAAGTATGCGCTTTCGTGACTATCTCCCTTAATGTGAGTAGTCGAATTAAAGCTGCATCTCTTTTTAAGATCTTCAAGCACTCGTTCTCCGCTCTCTGATCCAAAAGTCGTTTTATAATCTAAGTTTAATTGTTTAAGATCTTTTTCATTCATTTAGTAATCCCGCTTTTAGAGCTGGCGCAATCTTACCAGCACTTTCAGCAACTTGTTGAGCTTGCTGCATCTGAGCTTGCTCCATTTGTTGCTGTTGTTTATCTTGCTGGATTTTTTGTACCTCTGCAGCGGATCTCATTACCTTAGCTGGTAATCCTAATACTTCTTGAATATGATTAACTAAACCATCAACATCTATGTAATCAAAAACGGGAGCTATATTTTGAAGTGAACCAAATATTTCTATACCTCTCATAATAGAAGATAGCTCTTGTGTCTTTTGAGCTTTGGCTAATGGAGATACATATTCTATTTCTATATCTTGATCGCCTAAAGTCTCAGGCATCTCGGCAAATTTATTATTTTTAAATAGTAAATTAAAAGATCTAGTTATTAACGGCTGTAATAATTCAGATTGTAGTCTGCCTAATACTGGTCCAAGTAATCTCATCTTTTCCTCAGTACGCTGCATGACTTCTGTAGCTGTCATGTTTTGTCCCTGGACAGTCATCAATTGATCAACAAAGAAATTTTCTCTAATAGCTTTTCTTCTTTGCTCTTCCATTTGTAATCCTATTGGATTATTAGCTCCAATATTTAATGGCTCAATTCTTTCTCTAGTTCCAGATCTATAGAAGTTTAATCCTCCAGGTACAGTTCTTACTGGTAAAACAAAACCATCATCTGGAACCATTAAAGGTGGGTCTATTTGTTTTTGAGCTGCTTTAATAGTTGTCTTAGACATTGTGTTTAACATCTTAACATCTGGCAGCGCATTCATTGCTGGAGATCTTCCGTAAATTTCGTTTGAAGAAGATTTTAAATATCTTGGTACTACATATGGAAATTCTCTAAATCCACTTTCTCTTAATAATGCTCCGCTTTCTTCGTGAACATGACAAGATATAAAATCCATATTTTTAGAATTTTCATATCCCATTGGATTATTTGATTTAGAAACCATGTGTAAAATAGTTGTCTCATCCATTGGATGAGTTTTTATTTTAGAAATAATATTATTAGGCAGAGTTGCATCTGGATACATTGTTAAAATATTTCTATTTCTAATTTTAAATTTTCTTATTAAACAATCCACCATTCCTTTCTCATCTTCTGTAATATAAAGCTCTGAGATATGAATTGTTTTAAATCTAAGATCATCATCAACATCATCTGATATAAACATAGCAGAAGTACCAAAGCATAGCAGCTCATGGTATAATTCAAATATTTCTTGTTGAAAATTAGATCTTTGGAATACTTGCTGCATAACTTTTCCGCAGCTCTCTAACCATTCTTTAGCCTCGTCATCCTGGTTTAATTGTTCAGATCTATATTTTAAAACAAACCAAGGCGAAATTGTATTGGTTAGCATCCCATTAAGAGACGCAGAGAGTAATTCAAGAGCGTGTGTGGCAGTTCCATCAAAAATTTGATCATGCCTCTTATCGCCTCTTGAACGCTTTAAAGTTATATTAGATTTTCTAGGTAAAAAATAGTTTGCTAAGTCTTGCCAATGATCTTCCCATGTAGATCTTTGCTCTTTTAAAGTTTGGTATTTTTCTATAACTTGCTTGGCTTTTGGGTTTATTGCCATTTATCCTCCTAATAAAGTTCTTTTGCTTGTTGTTAATTTGTTATCCCCTAAGCCTTTGGCTCCAGTTAATATTGTACTTGATCTACCTCTAGTATTTCCCATGTCAGTTTTAGTTGGCAACATTTCAGCTTTTGTTGGTGGTACTACTACTGGCGCAGCTGGTGCTGGTGTAGGTGCTGGTGGTGGTGGTTTTGGTCTTGATACAACTCCTCCCATACTATCCTCCTAATAAAGTTTTCTTTTTAATTTTACTTGGATCATCTTCTAAACCATCAGCTCCAGTTAAAATAGTTGATGATCTTCCAGTTCTTCCAGCTCTTAGCTTAGCTCTTTTAGCAGCTGTCTCAGCAGCTCTATCCGCATCGTCATATTTTGGTGGCTCTGGTAAAGGTTGTACTGGTGGTATTGGTGGCATTGCTGGAATGCTTGGTTTCATAAATCCCATATTATTCTCCGTGTATTGAATACTCGTTCATTGTTATTTTTTGGTTAATATTATTTTTTTCTGGTAAATCAGTTATTGACATAGCCATATATCTTGCGCTGTCGGTTGCGTGG